TGTTATGTAAATGACAATCCTCTCGGTGCAATCTGGAGAGCATACAAGCGTGGCTCATATGAATATCTTCATATGGGAACACGCGAGTGGCATGACTTCTTCTCTGTGCCTTACGTCCGCTTCGGTGCTTATGGCAATCCATCTCATCTCCCACTTGAGATGATCCATAGCATCACTAGCCTAGCTCGTAGGATTACAGGCTACTTCCATGATTGGCATCAGATGCCAGTTGATCTAGCCAAGTCCTACGGACGTTACTTCATGGCTTCAACCAATACTCACAATGTGGAGTTTGCCAAGAACCTCGGCCTTCGCACATTCACCGTCAGCGAGAAACCTCTCGTTAACGATATTGAATGTCTAGCGGATTCCAAGGGGCTTACTTGCGGTGAGTGCGGTCTATGTGACGGCAACAATCGCCGCTCTTCTCTGCCATCCATATGGATTAACCCGCATGGATATCAGCTAAAGAAGGCAAAGGAGGCTATCGCGTGATACGAGATATAGTTATCTTTATAGGTTTTATTCTAATCTTTCAGATAGTTATAGCTTTATCTTATTTATGCTTGAAGTAACCAAGTCGAAGGCGCGAAAGCTCTTCGATGCTATCCCCAAGAAGTCAATCGGCGTATGTCGCGCCATTACTCCCAAGAAGTCTATCGTCACAATCATTACCAAGAAGGACAAGCAAGTCATCCGGGTATGTGACGGCAGATTCTATGCGTAGTCAGACACTCTGGTGTTATCGTTTTACGATAACGCCAGCAGTCTGCTTACATAGTGTAAGTGGAAAAACACGAAACATAAAACAAATGCAAACATACTATAGAAACGAAAACGGCGAAGGCTTCCATCCCGCTGAAATCAGCTCGGAAGATGCAATCGCAATCCTCATCCAGTCAGCAGTCACCAATGCAGTTAACAAGGTAAATGACCTCATCATCAATGAAGTTATTTCCCGTGTTAAAGATGCTGTCAGCAATGCTAATATCCAAAGCAGAGTAGCGGCACATTTAGAAACATCAGACATTGGTGACATTGTTGATGAAGCTGTAAGTAATGCAGTTAGAGATTACGATTACGGTGATGTAATCGAGAAAACACTCGATAGCACAGACATGGTGGAGATGGTTACAGAGAAAGTCACCGATCACCTTGAAGAATGCACAATCCAAGTCAGCATCCGCTAATTAGACACGCTGCTCATCCGCAAGGGTGGGCAGTAGTCTGGTTATCGTTTCCGATAATCGGTAAAACACGAAACAATAAATAGAAAGAAAACATGAGATATAAAATTCAATATGTAAGAGTAGAAAATCAGATGTATACATTTGATATTGAAGCTAGTAGTGAAAAAGAAGCTACAGAATTAGCCGCAGATGCATTCTTTGATAATGAATACAAAGTTGTTCATTCAGAAGAATTTATTCATGACATTTCTTTAATTAAATAACATGAGAAGAGAACAATACATACTAGATAGAGTCTATGATGAAAATGACTCCATAGACATAGAAGAAGCCACTATTGAGATGCTCAATCAAACATATAATTTAAGCCCTTTAGGTGGCCCGTTCACCTATATGTTAGCTGGGGTTGTGCTAAAAGAATATGATGATGCTGCCTTTCGCGAGGAAGTAAACAACTATCAAGATGCAATGATCCGTGATGGTAGTTGGATTGAATACGGTCAAGCCTGTTGGCTTCCAGAAGCCAAGAAGCTCATAGACTATATCACCTCATCCATCAAGGATGTTGACCCCTTCCAAGTGACAGGTGTCGAGCATCCCGGATGGTATTACCATGATAATATGGCTATGGCTCAAGGCCCGTTTGACTCAGCAGAAGATTGCTACAATCACGCTTGTCCGTAACCAGACACTCTCCTCATTATCGTTTTACGATAGTGGGGAGCAGTCTGATTACATGGTGTAATCGGTAAAACACGAAACATAAAATATGATAACAGACCAACAAAATATAAGAACCGCTGTAAAAGAAGCCAGAGAGAAGCATCTTGCCCATCTTCAATCGGAGCAGGGCATAGAAAGAACTAGAATAGAACAGAGAGAGGTTCGTGATGGGCTTGCCCGTTGCGGATTGGTATGCCTAGTCGAAAGGCTAAAGGTAGTTTTTGAGGATTCTCACAAGCTATCCAAGTTGGGCATCACTATAACTCATCGCCATGATGCTGGTGATCCAGATGGCATTACCATGTTCAATGGGAACATCTATGGCACTCATCACCATTACATTGATATTCGGCATAGTCAGGAGTTCGGTGCAGTTGGAACTATTCGTGTTTACTGTTCATGCGAACCAAACATGAGAGTATTCTACGGTGCAGAGATTTTTGATAAATCTCGCGAGAGTAAAGTTCTGAATGGCATCGTTGAAAGTTTGAGCAGGGGTACAGATGGCGAGAAGCTAGTTGTCATTACAAACCCTAATGTAATTGTACTTTCCCACGTCAAAGTGATGGGCGAGTTACTTGCAAAAGCAGAGTTGTAACCAGACACTCCAGTCATTATCGGAAACGATAGTGGCTGGCAGTCTGGTAGCATAGTGCTACTGGAGAAACCAAAACATAATGAATACCATAATAGAACCACAGCAGTTTGAGATTTATGCTCTTCTCAGGCTCAAGTCAGCACTTAAATTAGAGTGTGCTGGCATGAAGCATAGCAAAGGACATACCGCCTATGGAATAGCAAAGAGCAGCTTTGGATTCAAAGGAAACAAACAATCAGTTCTAAAACAACTGGTTGCTTACATCAATAATAAATACAATACTGATATAGTCAAATGAGCTACACCGAAAAGAACCAAGCAACGTGCCTCCCACCAGAGGCATACATCCGACTCTGGCAAACCTCTTCCAAGTCACAAGAGATGCCAAAGTTCAAGTCAACTGTCTACCCAGACAAGAAAGTGACAGCAATTAAATACGAGAAATGAAAGCAACACAACACACACCAGCCCCTTGGATTTATTCGGGAATTAAAAATGAAGGAAAGGTTTCAGTAACTATATTTTCTGGTGAAAATGGGAATCTTGTCGGAACAATAACAACAACTAAAGCTAATGCCAATCTAATCGCATCGGCTCCCGATTTGTTGGACGCATTGGAATTCCTCCTTAACGATTATATCGCAATCAATGGCGAAAAACTAACCAACTCCAGAGTTCCAGCAAACAAAGCCCGTGAAGCTCTCCGCAAAGCAAAGGGGAAGCATAATGAATCTTAAAGCATTACTAGATTCCGTTGAGTTCTCGCAACCAATGTCCACTTCGACCAAACGTGGCCCTCGTCTTCTTCGGAAGGCGAGTGTCACGCAGGAGTTCTGGGATATTTACCGCGAGGATCGTGATGATTACAAACAAGCAATGGGTGACCTCGGCCTCCAGCTTTCCAAGTTCAGAGATGCTTGGGAGTTAGCTTGGTGGTCTAGGGAAGACCTATCGTTTCCGATAATCCCGTCCGCTGAGAAACAACCTGAACCAGAGATTAAGTATGATCTTCCTGCTCTGGTATATCCAGAGAAGTTATTTGAGTACCAACTCACTTCAGTTCAGTTGGCTCTTCGTTCCATGCTCAAGTATAATCGTGCGCTTCTCGGTCATGGGACTGGGATGGGCAAGACAGCTATTGCTCTTGCAGTTGCGCGGGAACGGGGCAGGAAAGTAGCTGTTATCTGTCCTAAGCCGATCACTACCGATTGGCATAGGATGGCTAAATACTTCGGCGTTGAAACCTACGAAGTTTGCGGATGGGAGTGGGCAAAGACCGGCAAGAGTAAGATTGGACAATGGACAGATGACAAGAAGAAGCACTTCCAGTTCACTCTTCCACCAGATACCGATCTTATCATTGATGAGGTTCACCGTGCAAAGGCACAAGGTAATACCCAGAATGCTTTCATGCTTCGGGATTGCGTTGTGCAGAACGTGCCTACGATTGCTCTTTCTGCGACGATGGCAGATGATCCCACAAAGATGTGGGCAATCGGTCAGTTCTTGGGTCTGCATCAAGGTGGCAAAGACTACTTCCGCTTCCTCAATGGTTGCGGATGCGTCCAGACCCAGTTCGGCATGCAGTTCAGAGGTGGCAATAAGGTTCTCAAGAACCTTCATGGTCTGATCTTCCCCGACAAGGGTAACAGACTCAAGCCTTCTGATGTAGGTGATGCATTCCCAGAGACGCTCATCCAAGCCAGAGCATTCGATATGGATACCGCCAGAGAGATAGCGAAAGAGTACGAAGACGTGATGGTCAGAGTAGAACAGATCCGTATGCAAGAGAACGCTGCCTCTTCTATGGGTGCAGTACTAGCAGAGATGACCCGCGCCCGTCAGAAGATCGAACTCTTCAAAGCACCAGCAGTATGTGCTTTGGTCAAGGATTTGATCGAGGAAGGCAATAGCGTGTTCATTGCAGTCAACTTCACCGAAACCCTCAAGTTCATGCAAGATCAGTTGAAGACTACTTGTGCGATTCATGGAGGTCAGAGTGACCTCATCCGACGAGGGAATATCGATGCCTTCCAAGGTGATCGATCACGGGTGATGATTGGGATCATCCAAGCCTGTCGTGAAGGATTAAACCTCCACGATGTAACTGGTCAGCATTCCAGAGTTGCTCTGATCATGCCTACCTATTCGGTCTTTGATCTCAAGCAAGTTCTAGGTAGGGTACACCGGGCTGGAGGTAAGTCTAAGTCAATCCAGTACCTCATCTACGCCGCTGGTGTAGACATCGAGGAGTCAGTCTGTAGTTCGCTCGATGCCAAGCTCAAGCGGATGGATACCCTCATGGATGGGGAGATAGATGGTTCGATATCCGTAGCACCGAAAGTCTAAAGCAATAAGCCCACAAGGAGTAAAATCCCTGTGGGCTTTTTTGTTTCTATCGTTTCCGATAATTAGGTGATGATACGAGAAGTCTCTTCTTCCTTCTCTTCCGTATCGAAACGCTTGCGGAACTGGCTCTCTTTGTAGTAGAGGAAGCCAAGCTCCAAGTATTTGATACACTCGAACCCTTCACCCTTGCGGGATTCAGATCGGATCACCATCATCGCTGCTGTGTGCAGGAGGCTGGCGAAGGCGTGGACTCGTTCGTTTAGTTTTTCATCCTCACACTTGATGAAGCTGAATGCCTCAAGAATAGTTTTAGATGTTTCGTTTTGTTGGTTTTTTTCTGACATAAATTAATCTTTCGGTTTGAATCCGTAGGGCCAGTTCGGATTTTCTTTCTCCCAGCGTTTCAGTTTCTCTTGCCCGTCTTGTTCTTTGCGTTCTTCTTTGTCTCTCCAGTATTGCTCTGGATCGTTTTCGTAATCTCGTTTCATTATTGTTCCTTCGCGAATTTGACCCACTCACCTTGTGCTGCGTCGAACCATGACATATCTTGTCGGTCGATCAGCAGTTCATGGGCTTCCAGTTTCTCCGGCACTGATCGGAGAACTTCAGAATTGCTGTAGTTTCCTACATTGAGGTTAAGATAACGATGTGGTGGGACAGACTTATCATCCTTACCTTGCTCGTTCCTGACCCTGTTCCTGACTTCAGTAGAGGATAGCCCTTCCACCTTGGCTACCTCTAGCATGGCTTGTTGCTTCTTGGCATTGGTCTTGGCATCACCGAAGTTAGCATTACCGATCTCACGGTAGACCGTGAAGGGTAGACTAGCGTCCCTCTTCTCAGCGGGGAATGCCCTGCAAGCCCTAGCGTACCCAGAGACGGTGCTGTAGCTCTTCTTGAAGTTAGCACAGAGTTGGTTGATCACGTCATCGTGACCAGCATTCTCTAGTGCTACAACGGAATCACCTACGATCCATTGCGCTCCGCTTTCGAGAGTCAGACCAAAGGCAAATGCTGCTACCCAGTCTTTCATCTCTACCTTACCACGGGGGACGCACTGCGTCATGCCCGCACCGATGTCGAACTTCTTGGTGAAGGAGGATAACTCTAGCCCATCCTTGACGCTTTCAATCAACGCTAGGGATTCGTTGACTGGTTCTTCGACAGGGGTATTTGTTACGTTAATCCGTTCCTCTTCCAGTTCAAGAGCCATGTCCCAGTCAGCGGACATTTTCTCGTACATCTCCAGCATTTCATCTGGTGTACCATCATCGAGGTACTCATTCTTCTGGAGCTTGGCCCATGCCTTCTTAATGTGGTTTTCGGTGATGGCAAAGCCGGGCCATTCTGTCTTAACAAACTCAGCCATTTGGCGGAGGTAGGTTGCTGCTGGCACAAGAATTCCTTCTTGCGTTGGGCTGAATAGTTCTAGTTCTTTTTTCATTAGTGTTTTAGTTGAGGTTGTGTTCTGGGAGGAACTAGTGGGTTTAGTATGGGATGTCGTCTGTCTCTACTGGAGCGTCGAGGTCAAGGTCGGCGGCGGCTTGCTCTACGCACTTGGCGAATGGAGTACTGAACCCCTTCTCCAAGTAGAACTCATAGAGTTTAGTTAGTGCTGGCTTGCCGATCTCTGCCAACTTCTTGCCCTTCTGTGTTCCACTAGGAACGATGGCAGATGCCCAGTCAGCAGGGTCAACTTTTGGTGGTTCTACCTTTACTGGTTCTGGCCTTTCATTCTTGAACGCTATGCCCTTACGGTTAGCTTCGATGAAGACCGACGAGACATAGGAACGTAGGGTTTCCTCATTCTGCACTCCCTTGTAGGCATGGCGGACGAGCGAATCAACATACTTATGCAGTTCGACGATGGAATCCAATGCTTCTGTAGGATTATCGGAAACGATACTCTTGGGTGAAACTCTGACTGGCTCATCACTCACGCCTTCGTACTCCACCCTAGCGGATGCAGATACTTTGATCACCTCGTTGTGGACTGACTGACCTTCCTTGTTCTTGTAGTTCTCTTCCTCGAAAGTAACTCCGTTCAACCCATGCTTACCACGGGTTGAGGATAGAGTTACTGTCCTGCCTTTAGCTGACTCTGGCTGGGTGTTCTTCCAAAATGCCAGCTTTAAGCTCTTGCCATCCACTTCGATCTCTCCGTTCTGGATGGTGTATGGGCCGAAGTTGCCTTCGTGTTGTTTCTCTGGGAACAACTTTGTGATTGTTCCTGTGACTTTCTTGATGATGTCTTTGGGTTCTAGACCCTCTAGTTGATTACTCATTAGTTTTATAGTTTGCTTGATAATAGTGGCAGAAGGGAGCGACTGAGCAATAACGCTCACACCGCATATCCCCTCCGTTTCGTTTCTCTATCGAGTGGTTAGCTCCGTAGGTAGGTAGAAGGTTCTCTGCATCTTCCTTGGACTCACATACTTTGGCTGCTCTCTTGTTGCCGTTTTTCTTGATGGCATAGGTATCTGGTTTTGCCCAGCGTTCCTTTGCGCTACAAGCAGGGATGGTATCGTCTGGCATTGCCGCCGCCGCTTGATGCATATTGATGCGCTCCGTAGCGTATCGGATACACAGGGCGTTATCCCATAGTGGAATTTCAACGATGTGTACCGCACACTGAGGATACTCTTTGTCAAACTCAGCCTTACTCGCTTGCCAGTCCCGAAGGATAGCTACGATCTGACCTTTCTTGACTTCGTACCCGTACTCTCTCCAGAGCATGGCATTCAGATTGATCTGTGCTTCCCACTCTGACTTGCCTCCAAGCAGGAATGAGAAGACTGATGTTACCTTGAAGTCTGAGATGGTATGGTTCTCTGTTTCGTAGAGATCAGTCTGACCAGTTATGGTGTAGTTATTGATCTCCATGTAGAGACGCTTTTCTGTCATCTCAGTCTCGCCGCCAGCCAGTTCGACTACCTTGTGTACGGACTGACCTAGCAATGCCCATACCCTGTCTGCTGCGTCTTCTGTGATAGACTCAGAATACCGCTTCTTGAGTTGGTTGATTTTCGGTGGCCCGATTAAACTGGTAACCGATATGTCCGACTTCCTAGTGCCGGGGGTGTAGCCATCGTGGGCTAACGCTCGATACATTGGGGCGGGAAGCCCGTGATTATTCGTTATGTTCATCAGTAAATAAGTTGGGGTCGATGCCTTGATCCATGTCTCTCATGGAGCAAATGGCATCGTGCCGTTCCTCTGCGTAGTCCCCGTCATGTTCGTCTGGTTCGTTCATTTTAGGCACTGGGTCAGCAGTTCGGCTACGCCGCGAAGGTGATCTCCCTGACTAACTACTGCCTTTGCATTTGGGAGCTTGCCGAGGTCGAACTTTCCGTCCGCCGCTGATGCTGAAATCAAACGGAGATAAATCTCACGCTTGAGTGCTGAGTCTACTACCACTTCTGGTTTAGCTTCTGGTTTCACTTCTGTTTCTTGTATTGTTGTTGGTTTGTCTTTCATTAGTTTTTTGTGGACGGAGGTTGTTCCGATCACAAGATAGATACTATCAGTTTACCGATAATCGTCAACATATATTTATAGTAAACGTGAAAATATTTTTATCGGAAACGATAAAAAGGAAGCGCACCCCAGATTACTCCAAGGTGCGCCGCTAATGAAACAACACGAATGAAAACAGCAACCAGCAAGCCGACTGCTATTGATAGAGTACATCAGTGATTCTGATAGTCAATCACTTTGTTCTGTTAAATTCCATCATACCTTTCGTGCCTCTTCGTATTGCAGAAAAGTTGTCAGATACAAACTTCTGTGCGGTCTCTGTATCTAGCATAGAAATAGTTGACTCGTTATCTATAATGAACTGCTTCATCCTTGGCCCAGCGGAGGAAATGAACTCACGTTGCTGGGCTTTAGTCATTGGTGTCTTATCCCTCCATTGTAATGACTGGCTCCAGTTTGGTGGGGTAATGCCATTCTTGTACAAGATTTCAAATGCAGGGTCTGGCTTTTCTGTAGCTGCAATACGTCCGATAAGGGAGAATGCTCTGCGAGTAAAGCCATCCTCTTGCATGATGGAATTGTACCTAGCCTTATCACCGAAGTAGTTCAAATCTTTATCTAAGAAAGCTGATGATCCGGGAAATTCTTTCAACATATTTGTGATGTAAAGATCACCTTCAAGTCTCTCGTCAACCATCAGCTTTTGCATATCACGTGCAACGCCGGGGACTAGCATACGGGAGATGATGTTTCTTGCGATTCCTGCGCCAGCTTTAGGTAAGTCCCTAGCCTCTTTAAGTTCGATCAAATCAGAAATACCAGTTAAGAAAGATTGATCTAGTGCGGCTACGAATCCAATGGCTACTGGAGATGCTAATACTTTAAATGATAGCTCTGTGACATCCCCGATTCCTTTTTCGCCAGCTTTCTTTTGGAATGTATCAACCTCTTGCTTCAACATCTGACCATAGGACAATGGGATAACTAGAGGTGTGAAGAGATAGGAGATATAAGTATTACCAAATCTGATAGAATACTTAGTTCCACCATTCTCTGTCCAAATCTTATTCTGCTCTGGGTCTTTTGGCCCTTGAGAATAGAACTGAACGAAGGGCCGTTCTTTATCTTGATCTTCATCATCTCCACCAGCTATTGCTCCAATAATAAATGGAACCGCTGATGCACCCAGACCAATGATTGATTTGATTGCTAGATTAGCAGCTTTATCTTCTCTACCTTGAATGAAGGGATTCTTCTCTGAACCCGGACGCAGTTTGATTTTACCTTTAAGTAATGGAGAAAGTTCAACTGCTCTCATTAACCTATATTGGCTGATGAGCGGAGCGTAGTTTAGATTCTCATTCAATACGTTAGCAACTACGTTTGTGAATGGTATGAATAATCTACTTGCAGGGTATTGGTCTAGCATCTTGTTTGCAAAACTAGTAATTAAACCAAGTAACCCCGCATTCTTCTGGCTATATACAACTTCAAGCGAATCTTGCTCCGCATACTCTCTTTCTCTAACTTCTAATCTTTGCTCTGCTATGATCTCATTTGTTCTAATGATGATCTCTTTTTTCTTTTCTCTTGTAGCGGATTTTGATCCTTGCATCTCAGCCTCGGCTTGTCTGAATGCCGCATCGTATTGCTCTTGAGAAAACTCTGTAGCACCCAAAGATGCTGCCCTAACTTCATAAGCAACCTCTCTCATATAAGAGTCAGTTGCTCTCATCAGTCTCATCATTCCCCGTGGAGACATGGTATTGAGAATAGCATTTAATGCTGGTGATTTCACACTATCAGCCCCAAAGGTTATGAGTTTATAGAGTAACTTTGGTACATTTTCTGGAGTTGAATTTTCAAATACATTTCCTTTAGGGTAGATCATCATCTTCTCATCCTGTAATCCAGACGGGTTAAGCCCTGTCTGCATTACATATAGGAAGGAGTTCGATGCTGGTGATTGTTTGCCTGATATTGCTCTAGAAAGGCCGCGCATCATTGGCCCTAGTGATTTGCCTTTGGTATACAATCCCCATGTAGCAATGTTACCCATCAAGTTGAACGTACTTCCCATTACATTGATGGCTTGCGTTCCAACTTGTGATAGCAACGCGAAGTACCAATAGCTGGATAGGTAATCGGTAGTTGTGAAGACTCCTTGCTCCAACATATACCTTCCCATCTTCTGCTCTTCTATGCCCCGCATCACCCCTTCTGGCAGTGCAGATATTCTATCTCCCCACTCACGCAGGGTCTGAACCATATCTGGATTGTACTCTAGGTATCCCTTTCCAAAGTTATGTGTCTGGCGGAATGCCTCGTAAACCTTCATGTCATCTAGCTGACCCATGTTTGCTAGTTCAATCAGACGCTTTAAGATCGTGCGCTGAGTAGTTCCTTTAGACGTAATGTTGTTATCATCCAGCGTTTTGGTTACGCGAGCAATGGCTTGCTTGAGATTTTGGCTTTGCTGTGCAATAACAGCTTTGGTTATCTCATCCTCGATAATCTTGCTGAGTTCCGCTGATGCTTTGTCATCAAAACCTAGTTCAGTAATCATCAGTTCGTTGAGTTGATCAATGAAGTTCCTCTGGTCTGATGCAGCTAGTCTGGTTAAACCTTTTAATGTCTTAGCTATTTTGAACTGACCATCTGTAGTCGATAACTCTTTCATCTTGTCTTTGATGATTTGCCCCCCAGTGATCTTGCCTGTCTCTTTATCTACTACGAATCCAAGTTTCTTTTCTAGAACCTTCCTTGTCTCTTCGTTCAGATAGTTGTCTACATCAGCGGTGAATTTATCTACCATCTCAGCGGTTGCCCCCATCGATTGCAGTTCAAATCGCATATGAGTCTTGACGCTTTCTTGGGCGGCGTTTCTCTGACTGCCGATATACTGGAATAGCTCTGCGAACTTATAGTCTAAAGCATCAGCAGAATCTTTGATGGCTTGCTGGCGCATCGACTCACTCCACTCTCTATTAGAAAGCATATCGAAAAGGTCTTTGTATTCTGCATTGAATTCAGCGTCACTCTGGTACTCTTGTCGGATAGAGTCCCTTACCTGATCCATGAACTGCTTGTAGGTTTTATCGTTTCCGATAACCATCCCAACTTGTTCTAAGAACTTACCTTCGCGTTTAGCAACTTGCTTTTTCTCTTTAGGTTTACCTTCTTGCTCTTGCTTTCTCGTCTCCTCTTCTTGTGCTGTTTGTTTAGCAACACTTGAGATAGCTTTATAAATCTTTTTGTAGGTAGAGTCAGTGTTAGAGCTGCCTTTCTTTGTTCCGATTGACAAGATAGCTTTAGCTGTCTCATCAATGATCATGTTAGCAAACTTCTCAGTTTTATCATCAAAGGTACTAGCACTGAATTCTAATAGGATTTTCTTGGTTTCGATTGTTTGCTTGCGGGAAATTGCTTTACGAATTGAATCCCTAGCTTTCTCTGGATTCTTAATCGCCATCTTCTGTAGAGAAACCAACTTACTAATAACCTTTGAAAGACTTGCTACGTTATCAACGGCCTTCCTTCTGTCTCCTCTGGCATAGGAAGCGATATCATTCATATCCCCGCCGATTTTAGACCAGAGATTACCAATAGATTTTTGGACGTTAGACTTGTAGTTAGCTACTGCCATCCCGTAGCCGCCCATCTGGCGCAGGGTCTTGGCAAGGTTCAGGGTGCGCCCGGCTGCTTGCATTATTTTAACTACTGCCTTCGATAATCCAAACTCAATTGCTGGCATACTCAATGCAATCCTTGATCTGTCTAGAAAAGAAGCATTTGAATCCATGACCATCTGCCTGTATGTCGGGGCAACTTTATTAAATAGTGGTATCAGATTAGCTAACTCTTCTTTGCTCAATCCGTATGTGACAACTGATTCTCCGTTTTCATCTCTCAATGTAAGGTTAGATGCGATATCAAAGAAGGATGCATCTGGGTTTCCCTTCAGCACCTTATTGAATGCACTCAAGGCAATTTCATGCCCCGGCATTCTATACAAGTCCACCGCTTTCGAGAACGGGGATACTAAAGAATAAGCATACGTCTTACCTTTCAGAGTTGTCCTAGATACATAAGGTTGTCCGCTCTTATCTTTCTTAGGCTTGAGATCATTGATCAGTCCCTCAATGTCATTGATGATTTGCTGGGTAATCTTCTTCTCGATCTTGACTGATCTTGCGGATGGTTGCGGCGTTTCTCCTGCCCTAGCAATCAAGGGAGAAGTTACATCGAACCTTTCAGAGAGTGGGATTACATTGCCCTGCTCATCGTATGTTACTGGGTCAACAGCTTGAAAAGGGATATCAGTTTTGGTAAAACGCGTGTTGAATATGTTTGCACCATACTTAATGTCCCGCTGATCACGAACACGTCGAGCGGTGGCGCGTTGACTGTAAGTTCCAGACCATACAACTTCACCTGTTTTTGAGTTGTATACTTCGTAAGGCAAATTAGCCTTTGCAGCCTCGTTTGCCAACCTCTGTGCAGTCTCCATGTCTCCACTCTCAACTGCTGTGAGGTAGTCGGTATCCATCTGTGGCGTTGCCCCTGCACGGGCAATGATCGGAGATTCTCCGGGCCTTGGAACTACGATTGGGTCGCCTTGAGCAAATACTTTAGCATACCTAGACTTAATCCTTTTGTATTCCTCTGTGCTTTTAATTAGTTTACTAGCCTCATCAATAGAAGTCGCTTCAACTTTGATTGGCTGCCGACCCATTGGTTCGGTATACTTATTAAATAACTCAAATGTTTGCGAATATTGTTGAGTTGGAGTTTCCCCTGCCTTCGCTTCGATTGCTGGAGTTATCGTTTCCGATACTGATGGTGTCACTCCAGCTTGAGCTTCGATGATTTCTTCTGCTGAAATCCCTCCGTATGAAAATACCTCATTTATGAACGCTTCGGTTTGCTTGTTTTCAAGAGATTGTTTTATTCTTGGCTGATCATTTGTTATTTGTGCAAAAGATTTTGGTTGTATCTTATGCTTTGCGTTAAAGTATTTCTTAACAAGAATGTCACCCCAATTAGACTCTGCATTTATTAACTGGAAATTTTTTCCATTTCGCGAATACATATCAGTCCTCATCCATAGAACAGTTGAGGCAGTGTCATAGTCCGATAGTTTAATGGACAAAAGACCGATAGGCTTGCCCTCATTTGTTTGATATTGCAACGCATGAGTTAACTCATTAGCAATATGTTGCGCCGCATTTGTTGCAGCATTTGTGTTATCTAAGATTGAAATCAATGTTTGCGGGTCTACATTGATTGTATTTGTCTTATTGTCATAGAAAGATAAGCTGGAAATCATGCCACCGTTTCTTGCCAATGCCACAAAGATTGCTGACTCTAAAGAGTTTTTGTCTTTTATTTTAAACTTTACATCCTTAAAGTTTCTTTTTGTAAAGAACTCCATTGCTCCCATTATCTCACGCAAACGAGATTCTATTTCTTGTGTTCTTAATGATGCTGATTTTAGAAACTCCGCCGCGCTTTTGATCTCATCATTAGATGTTTCAATGAGGTTGTTATAGTTAAATGCCTTTCTTTTACTGCCTGATGGAATTTCATTTACATTAATTCCTTCAGCAAATTTTGATAGTTCATTAAAATCAAAATCTATTTTGCCAGAAAAAGGTTTGGATTGTTTAATGGCATCTCTAATTAATTTAAGTGTTTCCTCTGGGGTTTGAAGTGACTTATCAAGTTGTTCAACACTTATATTCCTTATGTATGGCTTGAACATATTGTCGGGTTTTAAAAGTAACCCAGTTTCTCTCAAGTCAGCGCGGCCTTCTGGCCCACTTAACGCATTATAATCAACAGCAATAAATGGCCCTAAAGCTATTGATAAACCCGTAATTCCCGTAAGCACTACTCCAATACCTTTCCAGATAGTTTCTGAAAATCTTTGAAGACTTTTAAATGAATTCAATATGATTTTTTTGAATTCACTAAATGATCCTGATACATATTGAGACGCTGCTTTAAGATTGATTATTGTTGCTGGAGCAACCGCTTCAATCTGCTCATATGTTGCATCATCTGGAAGACTATTTATTGCTTCTACTTCTTCTGTAACTTCTGCGTTTGGTATTAACTCTACTGGTTTTCTTTTTGCTTCAGAGAATACATCGAATACTTCAGCTTCTCTTCCATATCCTGCGCCCGGCGTTTCTGTTGGCAATTGATCAGTTGGAAGTGGTCGTGTTACTGGTGTAGTTGGGGTTTCTACGGCAGTAGTAGCTTCTTCGATAGGTTCTGCTTTCAGTTCACCTTTAGGTTGAGCAGCAGAGTAATCTTTAAACTCGTAGTTAGATTTTCCCTTCACGATACCATACTCATCCAAGATGGTATTCATCGTGTTCAGCATCTTCTCTACTTCTTTAGTAGAGGTTCCCTTGCCAAGGTATCTTGTGATGCTGTCTCGCACTACTCTAAGTGCATTGAGAATGGAATTCTTGAGCGAGATGATAGCTCCCTTATCTTGGTCTGAGAATGCTTCTTTCTCGGCTTGTCTGATAGCGTTTAAATCTTCTGTGATCTGGCCTGTTCTTACACGCTGGATGACCATACGCATGAACTCTTGGGAGAAGGTAAGATCATCGAGGAGTTTTGATTTATCGTTTAGGTAAGCATTGGAAACGCCCGGCAGTGCATTCGGGTTGGTGCGCTTCACCTCTTTAACAATATCGGAGAGTCGCTTTACCACATATTCTTGCTCTGAAAGTTTTGGATTCTTGAGAGATTTATATTCGTCTTGTATACCTTGGAACATAGAGAGGTGGATGACTTCCTCTTCCAGTTTCTTGGCTGCTGCCCGTGACTCTTGGTCGATTGCCGCATCTCTACTTGTGCTTGTCTGTTCTCCTCTGATTGATAATCCTGCTAATTGATTGATGTCTGGAACTACAAGATACTTTTGTCCTTTAACGAATACAGCTTTGTATGTGCCTGTGTCGGCGGCTACTTGCTTGCGCCCAGTTAGCTTACCGAAATCCTCGCTAGTAATGACTTTGGTGTTCGTTCCAGCTAGGAACCCTGCATTGTTTGCAATGCCCGTTCTGATGGCGTTCTTGAGCTTCTGCGTCCCCTTATTGAAAGCTGGTAATGCGCTTATTACTTTGTCTGTAGCAGACATGAATGCTTGGAGTATCGGACGCTCCGCTTTTCCAGTATCGTCAGTTCTATAAAGTGTTCCGAATGGTGATCTCCTGCCAGACTCTGGTAGACCCATCTCACGGGTTGGAGTTGTGCCTTGTGGATCGATTCCTTGTTCGATTGCTGTCAGTTCAGCAATCTTATTCTGCTCTGCGAAAATTTGTGTGTTTACCCTATCAATGCCGGCCTTATCATTCTCATCCAAAGCATCGAACTCTGTGTTGAGTTCTTCAATCTTTGTCTTGGCTTCTTCGATAGTAGTGGAGGGTGTTGCAGCTTCTGCGACTGGTGGTTTTATCGTTAACGATAATCCTTCAACCTCTTTGTTTACGGCATCTAGGTCTGTTTTCTTTTTATCCAATGCAGTTTGCGCGTCGATCCTCTCTTGTGATCCTTCTGCCATTGTAGCCAATGCTTCTTCATCCATCCCGATCTCTTCAGTAAGAGATTCGATCTTGTTATCAAGCTCCATCCGTTTAGATGCAGCTATGCTTACAGCAGGGATTTCTTGATCATTACCAGTTACCTTTTGGTATTGAAGCTGTAGATCAGTTAATGCTTTCTGCCTATCGGATATATCAAAGCGGAGTTTCTGCGCTCTAGGATCGTTTGGCTCCATTGCATCCAAGTCTGATCTAAGGTTCTCGATGGCATCTTGATTCCTTGTTATCTCAGTTGATAATGCCATTGCGGCAGGGTTATCACTTGGAGTCTCTAAATCTCTAGCGGCTTGTTCAGCAGCTTCATCTATTTTTATCTCTGCCTTCCTCTCTGGACTCATTGATTCAAATGCACCCAGCGGCCCACCCATAAATGCGCCAGCTACCGCGCCAGTAGTAGCACTCTCGATAGCACCCTTAAATGTAGGTACATCGCCACCCACTCCTTGTACCCCAATATTTTTAGCAACTTCTTGTTGTGCGCTTTGAATCGCTTCCACAGGAGATTCTGCGGCAATACCCTTTATTGTTCCTTTAATTAAATCTTCAGTTACGTCTTTGCCTTGCTTAGTAAGTACACGGGTTAGGATAGCTTCAGCACCAGTTGAAGATGCCACAGCATTCAATCCACCGCTTAGTAAAATCTGATCTAGGTTCTTGCCTAGCGTTGCTTGGGCTTCAGTTGCTTTATCGTGGGCTGCGCCTTCTGACAAACCTTCTTTGCGTAGATAATCTAGAGTGGCAGTATAGATATCTCCTTTTGCTTGCCCTACCCCTTGAGCAAATCCAATGGCAGCTTGCGTTCCAATGATACCAGCTTTAGTGAACTGAGCCGCTTTTCCTAGTACACCAGCGGCAAGTTGGGGGATCATATACCCAACGCTTTGCGCCGTCATTTCTAGCGGAGCTTTAGCGAACACTTCAAGACCCGCGATAACTTTATCGTAGACTCCTTTATCTTCTGCATCCTTGAGAATCCTAGCGATCTCTTTAGAGTCTTGCTTCGATTCAGCGGACACTAGTCCACCAACCCATTCTTCATATCCAGCTAATTCTTTTGATACCGCATTATCTGCTCCAAATAAATCAGCAAAGCTCTTTACTGATCCAACTAAACCTTCACCTACTTTAATCGGTATGTCTGCTGCTTGTCTTAGTACACCAGATGGTTCTGGTTCGGGTTCTTGTGGGATCGGTCTGCCAGATAACTTTGATGCTACCTCTTCTAATGAATACCCTCTTTCCTTGGCAACAGATAAAGAGTTGTCTTGTTCGATTAGCTTTCCCCAAATTTCATCATCCGAATAATCTCTCTCTCTAGCTACCTTGAGTTCATCGAACGTAAAATTCATTAGAATGATATACCAACACTATGCCGATGGTTCAAGTTCTTTATTGGCCCTTGATTAATTTCTCTTTCTCTTTTTCTAGTTCTAATATTCTTTTTCTGGATGCTTGCAAATCGGCTTGTCCCTTGTAGCTGATTGCTTCTCTGCGAGTCGGATACATAGCTGTTGATGGTGCGGGGCGAGTCGATGTTTGTGCCAGCTTGTCAATTTCTCTATCAATTTCTGCAATTCGTTCTTTCCGTTTCCCAGCGGTATTTACCAGTTCTTTTTCTTTTAATTTCTGTAGCTCCTCATCAATTGCTTTTGTCTTTGCCGATGTCCGTTCTGGAGTTGCGGTAGCGGTTGCTCTTGTTTTCGTTTCTTTTACTGGGAACCTTTCTACTGCTTTTTCTTTTTTCTTTTCTGATGCAACAAACTGGTAACCAGACCCAGACATTGCTGGTATGTTCTGTACTACTTGTAGATGCTGCATTTGATCCTTACTAATTGGGTATGCATCTTTAGAATTACCCTTAAATGTTAACTGGAACATATCAATGCCTACTTGAGATATTACAGCATTATCTACTCCACCATTTTTCTTAAATAACTCAGAAAATGTTTCCCTTTGTCCTGATGGAGCTTGATTTGTCATTGCCTTCACAGCAGAAGGAATTCTATTTGCTGTCTCTATATTGAATTTATATCGTTCTTCTCCAGTCTTCTCATCAACCTCAGAAAGAGTTTCTTTGATATCAGAACCCGGTTCATCTGATGTAGATACAGTTCTTCTAATTTTTGTTACTGTTCCAACTTCTGGGATCAGAATTTTCCCAGTTAGTTCTGGAAATATTTCTGACAACCCCGGATAGTTTCTTGTTTCATAACCTTTTGGTATTTTAGTTGTTGTTGCGTCCGCAAGAACTTGTTGTTTTACATCTGGTGATGCCGCCATGTAGTTCTGCACAACGGGAACAAAAGCCTTATGCTCTTCATTTATATATTTAGGTTCATTGTCTTCAGGAACCTCTGGTGGAGTTTGATTGAAATCAAACTTAGCTGGTTGCAAGCCTCTCAAATCCTGTTCTGCTTGAACATCTGGATTAGACATATATTTTGCTTCATCTGGATATTCTCCCGCAAAGTCGGCTTGTCTCTGTTGAGTAGCCAGATCAGTAGCACTAGTCATAACGTCACCTTGCCCTGTATCTCCATTCGTCAAAGCTGGAATCCCAGCCCTTAATCTTTCACTTCCTGATGGGCCAGATGGTGTACCAGCCGTAACCCTAGCGTTAGCTGCATCAGCCATTCTCATCTTGTATCTACTCTCCTCAATAGACTGACCACCCATGAACCCTAGTTTAATTAGATTATTTAATGGTTGATTAGATGGGTCTGATGCCGCAAGTCCAAGCAATGTTGAATACCCAGCCGCATTGTCTCCAGCTTGGAATGATTGCATAGCTTCTTGTAACGCTGGCAGTGATCCCATAGCCTGTTGCTTGTCTCGGTTATCTTTAATCTGAAGACCGATCTTCTCTCCATATGCAGCTAAGTCTTTTCCTATTTGCATTCCATAGTTCATTACGGCAGTTCCGCCAGTGCCGAAATCTGCTGCGCTCATTGCTGGTATCATAGCCATAATATTTATGTTTTATAAGTTCCGCTTGGATTGTAGTAGTACCCACCACCAGAACCGCCTTGTTGACTTAACTGATTCTGTGCTACTCCATATCCCTCCGCTGCTGCTGCTTTTGAGCCATAGAATCCTGAACTTTGCAATCCAGAGCTTTGTTGTACATATTGTCCATATATATCACCAGCAGATTTTCCAATTCCTCCAATCGCACTTGCTGTTCCCATGTTAGCTTGGTTTTGTTGGTTAGCTAATGCGATATTTCCTACGATCTGGTTTGCTCCTGCTTGGTATGATCCTCCTAACGCTGCCGCTGATAGACCACCAAGGTTAGTTGCCATTGCTCCAGCTTGGGATGAAGTAGTTAGAAATGCTGGTGCTAGCCCCATCATAGATTGGAACATTCCAAATCCTTCTTTCAGTGCAGCCAGTGACCCTTTAGGGTACAACGCTTGTGCAGTCTGGAATCCTCCAGCACGTCCTGCTGTGAATGGGTTGAACCCAGCCCCACCTATCTCTGCTATACTCTGCATCATATCGGGAGTTAGCTTCCCTCCTAGCAATGAAGATATAGAATCACTAATCTGTTGCCTTTGCTTCCCCGCTCCGGGTTGAAATTGCTCTAGTGCTTGCAACGTCCCTGCGGTGAGTTCTCCAGCAGCTTGATTGTACTCAGGGATGTTCCCGCGCAAGACTTTTCCAGTTTCTTTTGGCAATCTCTCAGCCATTTCTTGCGTTTTGGCTGTTTGTTCACCTAATTGTTTTTGCCCAGCTCTTGCTGTTTTGTTAGCTTGTCCAGATGCAAGCATTGTAGCTCCAGCACCGATAACTCCAGAGACTGTTGCCGCTCCAATTCCCGCCGATAAAGCAGCCCCAGCCCCCAATGCGGTTGCTGTAGCTGCAAAAACATTAAACTTTTGGGTATGTTTATTGTATAGTAATTCTTCTGGATGATAATGACATGATTTCATTGCAATTCCTTTATTTTATTTTGATCCCACAATGGCATTCTTGGATCATTTATATCCATAAATGGATTCATATCTGTACATACAAGAGATTTAGTGAGTTCTTCTATATCTGTCAACTGAGTAGCATAACACGCAACCCAGATAGTATCTTCATGGTTGTATAGAAGTCTTCTAGTCCCTGCTTTGGTTACTCCAGAGTATGGTGCTTTGTATCGTTCAATAGGACAATCGTAATACCATACGCTAACATCTCCTTTTAAGATAAAGAATGGATGAGTAGTAAGGTGTAGTGCGCTAGTTACAAGCGATCCTGCTGGCATGAAGATTTCCCTAATGTACATATTAGGGGTAAATGAATGTTTAAGAGGACAATCGACTTGTGGTTGCTCGATTAACCATGCTTCTATTTTATTGAGTTCATCATGCGGGTCTTGGTATGCAACAAACTCTGTTGGGTCTTTGTAGTTCCCAACAAATTTACCAGCGATATTCTCTGTAGTTTCTAGTGTCATCTATACAAGAAGTAATCGTTGGCTGATGGTGATAGTAGGTCAGAACCGATTAGGTTCTCTGCTCTGCTATAGTTAGCAAATCGGATAGGAGCGGCAGTTGGTATCTCCTCGCCCGTCATTTCCTTCTCCTGCTCTTTGATAGCAAGGTCTAGGTTCATCAAGAACTCTTGAGCTTTCCTGTTGTCTCTGGAGTTCAGAGCAAGGATAGCGTAGATCATTGAGTCTGGGATGAACTCAACTAGCTCTTGCTCGTCTACCAGATCAAAGTATCTCTTAGAAGCATACAGAGTAATACACTCGCACGTTCTTGGTGCTTTGAACCTACGGAATGATGGGTTAACATCATTAGGTTGGTAGACTGAGATTAATGTTTGTGCTTCCAGCGCGGTATCGTACGCATATATTCTTACTCTTCCTTTGGTTGCGGGTTTAGCTACTGACCTTACTCCTTTGATCAATAGATCAGATTGAGCTAGTTCTGGTGGATTAACTCCAGTTACTTTGATTGTATGATAGGTATCATACTGGTCTTGTACCTCAAATGTTAGAGTCACGCCGATGTCTTCTGCGCTTTCTAACATCACTCCTAAACGATAGAAGTGGGTGGTGTAGTCCCTAAAGAGAACGTGCTTTCCTCCTACCTCCGTAATCAAACGATGGCAGGATTGGTCAGCATTCAACGCAAATGCGTTGGTTGCATTGAACCATTCGTCTGCTAACGATACTGATTCATTCCCTACCCACGCCAGCTTGATTTGCTCATAGCGGTTAGGTAGAGTGAAGCAGTCGTTAACGCAACAAATCTGGACGTACTCTTCTTGAGAATTCCATGCGCGTTTATTCCATAGCAAGCGTCTGGCCTGATTGATTGCTTTGAAAGCTCTCTCATCAGAACACACGCCACTATCTCCGACAAAACCCTTAACGAGTTCTGCCATCTCTTTGAGGGTATCACCCATTATCGTTAACGATAATTACTTCTGGTAGCCTTGGCGTGGAGTGCCAGCAGTCGTGTAGACGCTAGGCTTTTTGGCTCCAAGGTTTGGCATATTGCCCATTCCTTCGCCAATCTTACCGCGAGTTGGTGCGCCGCCAGAGACGAGCTTAGGATCAGTTCCTTTTAGTGGTGTCATATATTTGGTTTTCTTATGGCTTATTACTTACGAAGTGTGAACCGCCATCCAGTCCAAACTCGTTATTTCTGCAATATTATTATCAACTCTAACTGTAAATCCAGCAGTAGTTTTACTTCCAGTTACCAATGAAAATAAAGGGGTTGTTAGAGGTGTTCCAGAAGCATAAACTGGAGTAAGTGAAATCCCATACACACTTGTTGGTAGCGCAGACGAGAATGCTATTCCAAGAGTTGTTGTGTCTCCAGATGATACGGCAATATTTCCTGATCTTACTTTTACTACTGGGTTAGACTCAAGAACATCAATGCGAGCGTCAAGCGCAACCCCTTCTGCTTCTAACGCATCAATCTGATTCTGTTGGTCAGCTAAATCTTCTTCAATCTGAGCGATCTGTTCTGGCGTTACGTCACCTAATCCGGGTACGTTGATCGTTCCGTTGACTAGAACAACGTCAATAAATTCTTGCAAGATTTCTGACCAGTTTCCTGTAGGGCAGAAATCAATTGGAACATTTGGAAATGTTAAGGCTGGACTGGAATCTTGATTATCCATTGATTGAGTAGTCGTAATATCGTTCTGGGCAGCAGTTAATGTCTGGACACTCTTGATCGTTTTCTGGGCAGTCACCAATCGGAGAGTCTTCCAAATTCTTAATGTTTGCCATTATTCTTACTCTGTCCACTGTTGCTGTCCCTGTCAAGTTAATCTTTAATTGAAACTCACTTCCTTCGATTACTGGAATATCAGAAATGTAATTACATTCAGACGGATCGGGTGAGTTAAACTTGTATCTCTTGTAGGAGTCTCCGCCCCTGCGTGGGTTGCATGGCGTTTTTAGAACGGGTGAACATGGGTTACACCCATAGGTTGTAGGAACTTTAAGCTCACTCCAGCATGGATAGGAGTCTGGCCTGAACTCAGCTTTGCTTGTGACCTCTCCTTTGATTTCAGATAGCCACATTTCTCCACCAGTAATTCGCTTCCTCAAGAACTTGTTCGATGCCCCACTTTGCGCGAAGTCATACCTTCCCGATGTGAAGAACGATTCAATTTGTCTAGTTCCATTAGCACCGAAATCACTTCCAGTAGAGTTAGTGAACTCATACAATCTATTCTTGTTATCGTTATCGAATGAGAATCCAAATCCACGCTTCTGACCAGCGATCAATGCAGATAGCAGTTGAGTTGGTCTAAAGCCCGTCCAGATGCCATTCCAGCGAAAAGAAAGCTGTGCGTCAGGTGAGGGTGAAGAAGATTGGTCTAGGTCAAGAACTACCATTCCCCGATGATACCTATTCAATCCTTCTACCCCTGCCGCCCGATAGGTTTCTGGTGCTACTGTACTGATCAGATAGTTATCGAAGAACATCGTAGAAGCGAACTGCTTCAACCAAGGAGTATCATTTGATACCCACTTGTTCACTTCCCTAGATAGTTTACGAAGCGAGAAGTATCTGGCAAATTCAGATTGGCTATTGGAATAGAATGCCCAACCATCGTGTGATCTAAACCAAAGCTCAGAGTTAGCTAAAGCTGTAGATGGTGATGTACATCCCCGTCCAAGCAAACTGATCGTCTGCATATTGGTTGTTGCCCACTGCGCCCTTGGGATACTCACATCCATTGCGAATGCTCCGTTAGCAGTTAGGATGACCAATGCACCTTGGGCGCGGAGGTTGGTTCCAATCTGTGGCATTACCTTCATGCCTGTGATATTCCCCATCATAGATGGAGTGCTGAAAGCCCCACCCTCTGCCCAGTATCCGATCTCTGTGAAGTTCTCTGTATTCTTGGTATCGGTGAATCCTGCCCCGTAGATAATATCTGAAGCGTAGATTTGGTTGAGTCTATCCGTTACGAATACTCGCCCGAAGGCATACTCCATGATAGTCCCAATCGGCATCTTCTTCAAATATGGATTCAGCCTATACGCTGGTACGCTCAAGTCTCCGTCCCATGCAATCGCATTCTGGTATCCGTTCTGGATATACACTCGATCTTCAGCTTGCACGAAGAATGTGTGCATCATGCCGGGGTCATTTCCTTCGATGATCTTATAAGCGTAGGCTATGTTGTTTACTACCTTTAGGAAGTAGATCACCCCAGATACCGATAGAAGAATACCATCGTTGGTATTTAAGTTAGTTGCCCGATATGGATATGAACCTTGGAAGCTACCATTCTGAATATCGTTAACGATAATCTCATCTTGGCCTTCCCCTGCTACGATTGGGATGTTACGGATGCTTGGCCTTGTTCTGTTAATTCCTCCTCGGAATGTTCTGTTAACAGACTCTGCCACCATTGATGGAGGCAAATACGATGGGTGAGTATCTGCGTCTTGCGCTACGATACTTGTGAACCCATCAAAGACTGATCCATCTGCTGGCATTAGGCGTTAACGCTTTTGATTACAATGAATCGCAATGTCAGTGCTTGTGATAAACTTCCTGCTGTGATATTGCGAATGGTGATGTTAGCATTCCCAGCCGCTGGAGCTACAGCAAGGTTGTATGAACCAAGCGTTCCTCCAGCAATATGACTAACAACAACAATGTCTGTAGCAGAAATAACTGTATTGCTTACATTGAATGTAACGGAAGTATCGGCTGCAAGTGCCGCATTATCGGTTACGATAATTCCAGTAGGACGATTGATCGTAACAGAGTTTGTCTTTGCTCCTGCACCTTGAGTAATCGACCCGCCAGCACCAGTGTCATATCCAATCTTAGACGAGTTACCATTAGCAAGAATCGTGCTGCTTGAAGTAATCGCGGCAGTTGATGTTGTTCCAGTAACAGTCAGCGACGATGCTGTAATAGCAAGAGTTGGTGCTAGAGAACCTACAGTCAATGTTCCCGTAGTAGTCAATGGCTGGCTACCAAGATCAACTGGGCCAGATTGAAGAACACTATTGAGTGTAGCAAACTCTGTAATTCCAGTAGATGATTTAGCTAGGACAGTGCTGTTTGCTCCGTTAGTCCAAGTCAGATTTCCAGCACCATCAGTCTTTAAGATTTGTTGGGAAACTGGAGTCTGAATTGTCTTCTGACAAGCAGCAGAGTCTTCTACTACCAATCGTTTTCCATTGGCAGTTGTTTCAAGTGGTTCACACAACAGCGGAAATTCCGAGTCGCATGGTGGGCAAGGTGTGCAGTAGCTCATAGTATTTGTAAGAATATTGTTATCACGATTACATATTTACCCAATTACTTGTATTCTGTAATCTCTTTCTGATCCAGTTCTATTTTCAATCCATAAATCACCATCAAATAGTCCGAATGTGATATTTGTATCTGTTCCTGTTGTTCCGTTTAATGATGCTTTAATGTTTGCACTCATAGTTTATTTAATACTTTCCCAAATCAACAAAGCTATTTCTTTTGATTTTGTATATTTCCAACCAGTTTTTGAA